CATTACAGGGTAGCCGGATTGTGGGCCGGATACGGTGCCGCCTTGTGAAAAGCCGAGAAGTTTACCGAAGCCAGTCAGAAACTTGCCTGCGCCTGCTCCGCCGCCTAACCCCGGCAATGCCATTAATATACCTTGAAAGATTGCCGCCCTCGCTGCTGCCATTGCAATATCAATAGCCAATTGCTTAAACATATTACCAAACGCCTCACCAATATTACCTCCGTTTGCCATTGCATTTGCTATGCCTGTAATACCCTGCATAGCTCTATCGGTTAACTGATTTGCTAATTCAACACGGGCATTCTTTTGGTCATCTAATTCAATTTGCCTTTGGGTAATTTCATTTAATTGAGCATTACTATCCATCCTTAGTTTGAGATTGGTAAGGTCTTTCTCTTTGGCTTTCTCTTGCATAATAAAGCCCTGCCCCATCATTGCTTGTTGTAACCGCTTGTATATTTGAATTTGCTCTTCAAGTGCTTTGTTTTCATCTTTGACTGCAACCTCTTTAGTCTTGCCGCCGGGCGGAGGTGGCGGCTCTTTAGTTGATATTGTAGCATTTTTAGCAGCAATCTCCTCAAGTTGATTTATCTTTTTTAATTCCTCCGCTATCTGTTTTTGTAATGCAAGCCTTTTTTGTGCAAATGTATTTAATACAATTTGTTGCTCTTGCGCTTTAGTGGAATATGCCCCAGTACCGCCAACTCCTCCCATAGCAGTTGACTTCCCCTCTGCTTTTTTAAAATCTTCTATTGCCTTTGTCCTTTGATTAATTAACTCTATTTCAAGTTCTAATCTTTTTTGTTCAATAGGTGCTGCTAATGCCATTGCTGCTTTTGCAATAGATTCTTTTCGCAGTGATTCTAATAATAATTCATGTGCTTTTGTAGCTTTACCTACTAATATATCTTCATCTGAATAACCTTTCAGATACTCCCCATACTTTTCACGTAATTGATTTATTGCATTTAATCTAACATTCATTTGATTGTTAGAATCTTGAGCAGATTTGAATAAAGTATCTAATGCAACTTTTTCTTCTGAAAGTGTTTTTACATATCCTTGATTAACCTTATCAGCAAGAGTCATAGTACCAAATAATCCCTCCAACCCACGAGTCCAAGCACCTGTACCATTTTGAGCAAACTGCAACCCTGCAACAAGCGCTGAAATACCTAAACCTAACGCCCCAGCAGCGGGGAGGATGTTTGTTAAGTTATTCGCAATTGCATTAAACCCATAAGGTAAATCCTGTAATACCCTACTCATTCCGGTAAAATCACTACCCAGTTTCTTAGTAGCACCTCCTGCTTTACCCCCTGCAACAGTAACACCATCCAAAGATGTAACCGTTTCACGCATGGCAAGCAAAGCCTGCTTATTATCTGCCGTTAATACTATTTTTAGGGTTTCAACTGCCATCTTATATTGCTTGACTAAGTTTCTTCATGTTTTCGATAAACTGCTCTGTTGTTAATCTTTCGCCCCGATCCGGTTGCTCATCTGTTGACAAAGGTAAGAACTCTCCTATATCTTTTCGCTTGCCGCTTTCGGTGTTCGTGCAATAAATGATATAGGCTATCATTCGTGTACGCTGCCATTCGGCTAACTGCTTTGCTTCGTAACCTTTCCTATAAAGCAAAAATTCTCGCCATGTAGCCCTCCAAAAACCTTCGATGGTCATTCCGGCTTCAATGGCGAGAACAAGTATCTCATCCCAAGTCTTTTCCCTTAACTTTTTTTTTCTTCCACAGGCTTTTCATCCGTTGGCACATCCGGTGTCATACACTTTATAGTGTAGTGGATAAACTCATTCACCGCCTTACCATTCGCCCCGCCCGCTTCATCTATGTACCTTGCAGCAGTCCTATCATCTATCACTTGCCCTGCGCTCTCACTTGCTGCCTGTACCATCGTTATAATATGCTTGAAGGAAAACACCTCACCGTTATACAGGCTTAACAACTTACTGATAGGAATATCTCCATTCAGTTCGCAGTAGCGGTGCATCGCCCATGTACCCCATTCCAATTTTACAACACCCCCCGAAATATTCAATTCGTATGGCGTCATAAATTAGTACGTTTTAGTTTGGGTCATTGGCGCACTTTGAACACCAAACTCTGCATCGAACTTCATCAAGTCTTTATCCTTTGCATCAAGTTTGATAGAGGTAACAAATATATTACCCGTATAAACGATGTCGCCCGATACAGGCGATGCAGGGCCGAATTTTGCAGCAACTACCGCTTTACTGCCTACCAAAGAATACAAGCGCTCATAGCTTTCTTTGTCGATTGTGCCTGTTTGGTCAATCGCATTACCGCTAACCGAAATGGTCTGCATCACGCTATCACCAGGCAATTGTTGGTCGCCACATTTAGAATCAGCATCAATGGCATCTCTTTTTACATCCATTGATACAGAGGTTAAACACGCAACAGGGAGAAACGTAGAATTATTATCCCAGTCAATTTGCAGAATTATATCTCTGCCGTTTACGAAAGTGTATGCCATTTTATATTGTTTGAGTTACTACAAAGGTATAACGAATTATTACACGAAAAGTATTCTCAAAGGGGTCTAAGTCCTCCAAGTTGTTGATGGATTCACATACCACGTTTTTACAATCCCAACCGACCGGGAGGGTTACCACCGTGTCAGAATTGATACCGCCCACAACCAACTCTGCTATTTGCTCTGCCCTTTTGAATCCGAAATTGCTGCCCTTAGTTACTATATCCACATTTGCCGATACCTCGAATTGGAAGCAGTCTTTACCCTCCCCCTGGTTCGCAGTTCGGGAAGTGATTACAATATACTCCCCATCCGCATCCGTTGGGGTCATGCCATCGTACACATCAATATAGGCGTATGCCTGTAGGCGGGCAACTAACCACTTCTTTATCTCTATGGCGGGATTTTTCATTATCATGAGAATAGTGCTTTTAGGCGTTTGAGTAGGGCAGGTTTTTCTTTCTCATAGGCGGGTATCATAAATGGTTGTGCAGGCACACCGTTATTAAGTATAGCCCTGAATATGGGAAATGTGTATTTTGGGTCTATTCCCTTGCGCTTAATCCAAAACTCAATCGCACTCCATAACCCCTTACCGCTTTTCCCTTTAGCTTTATATTGGGCTGCAAATGCTTCATACCCTGCAGGAATTTTAACTTGAGATTTCTTTTTACCTGCCGTACCGAACTCAACATACGGAGCATACTCAACCGTACTGAATACTGACTTGAATAATGAATTACCAATATCAATATTGAAACTACCTTTTAACTTTCCTAAATTACCGGGGGCGGTTCTTGCTGCCATCCTTTGTATATTTATGGATGATGTGTCAAGTTCGGCCGATAGTCCTTTTGTAGCCTTTGCATCAATCTTCTTAATGGCATCTTCTACCTGCTTTATCCCCGATATGTCAAGCGCAAACCCTGCCATTATCTAAATATTGTGATTTCGTAATACTCCTTTCTATTCTCAATATCAGTTATCGAATGGATTGTATAGTCAAACCCATTAATTTGTATCTTATACGTATTATCGAAAGTGAGGGGGTAGCGGACATATACCCTTGCCGAATCGGTGAAAGTTACCTCCGCAGATAATAATTGTCGGTCTTGCCCAAGCGGTACATACATTCCCCAGATCGTACTGCCAGCCGCATAGGTAACCGTAAAGCCCCCCTCACTATCGGTCAAGGTAGTAGGCACCATTAATACCATCGGCTCAATGAGTAATTCAGCCGATAGAAACTTAGGGCTATTTCCTTTTATTCTCATAATACAGGTGAGGTTTTAGAGTACATTTGGCACGTTCTCCATGCCTTCTGACAAACTCCCATTGTTTCATCGAACGCCCCTCTATTCTCATACAAGTGATTCACCTGGTCAAGTATTGCCGTTTTCAATGGGTTGGGTAATGCGGTGAATCCAACATTATACACCGCACGCATTTTGTCAATGGCAGGGAATGTAATAACCGGATGCTTACCGCCCATGATAGTCTTGTCGGTTAGTTCGGTGCCTGTGGTTACATCGTACAAAGTAATAGATGAAGTTATCGGGCCGTGTGGAAATTGAAACCATCCACCTTTATTGCAGAACCATACTTCGGCCTGCTTAGTGATAAGGGATAGCCCTGTAGCTTTCTCAATTATCATTCGTGCGCTTCGTATCATTTCGGATATTTGCGCATCTTCGGATGTATGCGAAACACGAATGTATAATTTCGCCTCTGCCAGCGTTACGGGTTCGGCATAGCTTACCTCCGTGATGTTTGAATCTATGATGTAAGAGTAGTTACCCATTGCTCGAATTTTATTAGATTGTTTTCCGGCTGCAATTCATTTGCCCTATCGTATGCCTTATTACTGCAAATTTCGTAGTTTTCCTCCACATTTCGTATGGCCGCCACCCACTCATCTAATCTATCCTGTTTGCAGTAGGTTGCCGCATCTCCACAATTCTCACGCAGCCCCGGTAGATTAGTACAAATAACAGGGATACCCGATGCCATTGCTTCAGTTGCCGTACGCCCCCATGACTCGTAGTGAGATGGCATAAGTAGTATTCTCGTTTTGCGATATGCGAATCGTATATCTGACTGATTAGCCATGTATTCTACATTGGGCAACTCTTTGTATATCTGTTGCCCGTAGCCGCCTTGTATGGCAAGAAATTGCCTATCCGGCATCGCCTCGGCAATCCGGTAGAACATTTCAGCACCTTTATTGTGATTGAGATTAATTAGGGTAATCTTATCCCCCTTCTCACCCCTGTAATGGTTGATGTCAACAGGCGGTTGAAGTACGAAACCATTGTTTTGATACTTGCATTCCTCGCTATTCCAGTATGAATTATACACTACATTCAACTCCCTGTGTGTTCTAACAGATGAGTACATGAAAGTATTATGCGCAAACCAAACGGCAGGCTTCTTTGTACTCTTGCAGTCAATAGCTACATCACCTGCGAAGTCTAATTGTGTGAAGATTATATCAGCCCATTCGTGGTGAAAATACCAATCATTGCTTCTGTTAAATACGTGGATTCCATCGTATTCGTAGTTCTCATTGCTTTGTTTCGAGGTCATCACCTTTACAAAGTGGCCTCTGCTCATCAACCATTTGTTGATGTCGTGGGCGTTCCATTCTGACCCAGATTTGGCCATTGGCAAGTAGCTCTGTACGTGCCACAATATGCGTAGTCTTTTTGGTGGGGTGTTTTCGCTCACGCTTAGAAATATGTTTCATGGGGAAAAAATAATGGGGAGAGTTTTACCCCTCCCCACTAAATTTAGATAGTAGCGTAAATAGAAGAGTTAGGAAGCATCAAGTTGATAGCCTCATAACATTCGATTCTTGCAGTAACCATGTTAGTTACGAAGTTGTTTTGATCTTCGTAAGATAACTCAATGTTCAATCCGTTAACCTCTACACGCTCAATAAATGAGTTGTCAAGTACCAAAGCACGGCTATTAGGAATCCAGTTAACGCCAACGATAGGCACGCCAACAAGATTCAAAGCACCGTTAGCACCGATACCCAAAGAACCTGCACCGAGGTAGTAACCATTGGTGAAAGATTCAATCAGCAAAGTGCTATAAGTAGCATTGCTCACGAAGATTACAGAAGGACTGAAATCAGCAGCACGCTGATTACCAATCAACTGAAT